CAGCTATTCAAAAGGCTATTGATGCGGCGATCGAGGAAGGCCGTGGCAAGTTTGGCGGTAAGATTCCGAACAAATCGGCACTCAAGCTGCCGCTACGCGATGGAGATATCGATCGCCCAGATGATGAAGCCTACGCGAACTGTTATTTTGTCAATGCCAACAGCAGCACCGCGCCGGAAATCGTAGACAAGGCGCGGGACCCTATCCTGAACCGCTCGGAAGTCTACTCTGGTGTGTACGCAAGGGTGAGCATCAACTTTTACGCATTCAATTCCAATGGCAATCGTGGTATCGCCTGCGGTCTTGGCAATATCCAGAAAGTCCGTGACGGTGAGCCGCTCGGCGGAAAAACCAGTGCCGCAGATGATTTTGCTTCCGACTACGATGGCGACGATTTTCTGGAATAAGAATACAAAAGGTGGAACGGGGCGGCAGGATATTTTGCCGCCTTTTCCCGTTATGGAGGGTATATGAGAAATCTTAGTATCGACGTGGAGACGTATAGCGGTGCTGACCTAAGCAAATGCGGAGTGTACAAGTATTCGGAGTCGCCAAATTTTGAAATTATGTTATTCAGCTATTCCGTGGACGGCAGTCCGGTCAAGACAGTAGATATTGCCAGCGGTGAGCGATTGCCGGAAGAAATAACAAAAGCATTAACCGATCCTGCGGTCATGAAATGGGCGTTTAACGCACAGTTCGAAAGGGTGTGCTTGTCGAGATATCTTGGGCAGGGTCTTACGCCAGATTCCTGGCGCTGCACAATGGTGTGGGCGGCATATATGGGGTTGCCACTTTCACTAGAAGGCGCGGGCGTGGTGCTTGGGTTGGAAAAACAGAAGTTAAAGGAAGGCAAAGATCTCATCCGCTATTTTTCTATGCCTTGCAAGCCGTCAAATACGAATGGCGGTCGCACGCGCAATCTGCCTAGCGATGCACCTGACAAATGGGCACAGTTCAAAGCCTACAATGCCCGAGACGTGGAAACGGAAGTGGCTATCCAAGAACGCCTACAGAAATTCCCGGTACCAATGGAAGAGTGGCGGAATTATGCTCTCGACCAAAAGATCAATGACCGGGGGATTTGCCTTGACATGGAATTGGTTCGCGAGGCACTTCGCTGTGATGAACAGGCGCGAGCAGAGCTTACAACAGCAATGAGAGCACTCACGCAAGTAGAAAATCCGAATTCTGTTGCCCAGATGAAGGCGTGGCTGGCAGAAAACGGACTGGAAACAGATACGTTGGGCAAGGTGGCTGTCAAGGAACTGCTCAAAACTGCACCCGAGCCGCTCGGACAAGTGCTCGCTCTGCGGCAAGCTCTCGCCAAATCCAGCGTAAAGAAATATACCACGATGACCAGCGCTATCTGTAAGGACGGCAGGGCTAGAGGATTACTCCAGTTTTATGGTGCAAATCGAACCGGTCGCTGGGCGGGCCGTCTGATTCAGGTGCAAAACCTGCCGCAGAATCATTTGCCGGATCTGGCGGCGGCACGCAGCCTTGTTAAGCTTGGCAACTTCGCTGCATTAGATATGCTCTATAGTTCGGTGCCAGAAGTGTTATCCGAATTGATTCGGACGGCGTTTGTTCCGAGAGCCGGTCTTCAATTTCTTGTTGCTGATTTTAGTGCTATTGAAGCCAGGGTTATTGCCTGGTTGGCGGGAGAAACATGGCGTAATGAAGTGTTTGCGAGCCACGGCAAGATCTATGAAGCTTCAGCAAGTCAGATGTTTCATGTTCCTATTGCAGAAATCACCAAGGGCAGTCCGCTGCGGCAAAAAGGGAAAATCGCAGAACTAGCGCTTGGCTATGGTGGCTCGGTTGGGGCGCTGAAAGCGATGGGAGCACTGGAGATGGGCGTCGGCGAAGAGGAACTCCAGCCACTGGTGAAAGCGTGGCGTGCTGCCAATCCCAACATCGTTCAGCTTTGGTGGGACGTGGACAAATCAGTTATGACTGCAGTCAGGGAACGGACATCAGCTGATACCCATGGCATCCACTTTGAGTGCAAAAGCGGCATGCTGTTTATTATCCTGCCGTCAGGCCGACAGCTATCCTATGTGAAACCGCGAATTGGAGAGAACCGTTTCGGCAATGAGTGTGTGACCTATGAGGGGGTTGGGAGCACAAAAAAGTGGGAGCGCATCGAAACCTACGGCCCCAAGCTCGTGGAAAATATCGTGCAGGCCATTAGCCGTGATCTTCTGTGTCATGCAATGCAGCGACTTGACGACGAGGGTTTTTCCATTGTGATGAGTGTGCATGATGAAGTGGTACTTGAAGTAGCAAACAGTGTTTCCCTAGAAGATGTGTGCCGGCTTATGGCTGAAATTCCGCCTTGGGCAAAGGGACTACTGCTTCGTGCCGATGGCTTCATGTGCCCGTTTTATAAAAAAGATTGAGAAACTTTTTAAGCACCGTCCGATTCTACTCCTTTTCTTGGCATATAGCGAAGACCAAAAAAGTGAGCCTTTAGAAAGGACGGTTTTTTTATGAACGAGTTAACATTGTTTGCCTTTGAGGGGAACGAAGTCAGGACAATTCAAAAGGATGGTACCCCGTGGTTTGCTGGAAAAGACGTGTGTGCCGTTTTCGGCGATACCAACCATAACAGAAGCCTGTCAAGGGTATTCGCCGAAGACAAGACAACCGTTGATGTAGATACGCCAGCGGGAATTCGAAACGTCATATTTATCAATGAAACTGGTCTGTACGATTTGTTATTTTCCATGCAGCCCCAGAAAGCAAATCACGGTGGGGTACAAGATGCGTACCCCAAGGAAATCAGGGCCAGAATGGAACAACTGCGAAGGTTCAGACGGTGGGTAACACATGAGGTGTTGCCGTCGATACGAAAATATGGCGCATTTATGACGCAAGTCACTATCGATAAAGTGCTGTCTGACCCTGACTTTGGAATCCGGCTTTTGACCCAGCTCAAAGAAGAACAGACAAAAAATGCAGCCCTCGCAACACTGGTTAACGTCAAAAACCAACAAATCGCCGAAATGAAACCGAAAGCCAGCTACTACGATGTGATTTTGAATTGCAAGGATGCCGTTGCCATCACAATCATTGCAAAAGATTACGGAAAATCAGGACAATGGCTGAACGAATACCTGCATACCCTTGGCATTCAGTTTAAACAGGGAAATATCTGGCTTTTGTATCAAAAACATGCTGAAAAAGGGTTTACTTGTACGAAAACTCACAGCTATCTCGGAAATGACGGTACTACTCATTCTAAAGTCCATACGTATTGGACCCAAAAAGGACGGATATTCATCTACGAGTTGCTGAAGGCACAAGGAGTCCTTCCTTTGATTGAGCAGGGAATTGAAGTTGAGGCGGTGCAATGATGGACAAGCGCAATAGTGAAGGGTATTCGGACCCTACTGCCGCCGAAGCGTTGGCGAATGTGGCGCGGGAAGAACGGTCCAGGGCAAAGCAATATCGTCCGCTTGTTTATATCTGTTCTCCTTTCGCCGGTGCAATCGAATACAACCTAAGCCGGGCGCGAGGCTATTGTCGGCTTGCGGTTAGCAAGGGGTGCATACCTCTTGCTCCGCACCTCCATTTTCCACAGTTCATGGACGATGACGACCAAGAGCAGAGAAAGCTGGGGCTCTTCTTCGCACTGGTTTTGCTCGGGAAGTGCGATGAAATTTGGGTGTTCGGCAGCCGGATCTCGGAAGGCATGGCGAGAGAACTGGAAGCGGCAGAGAAAAGGTGTATTCTTATACGGCGTTTCACTGATAAAGGCGAGGAGGAAACAGGTGCATGAAGATTGCGATCGGCAACAGCCGAATGGACAAGAAGTGGAAGAACAAGGACTTTTCCTGGGCGGATTTCAAGGGCGCTGTGTGCACCACCAAGCGAACGACTGAAACGGTATCGGAGTTTCGCAAACTGAGTAAGCCACAGCAAGATGCAATTAAAGATATTGGCGGCTTTGTCGGCGGAGCGCTGCGAGAGGGTAAGCGCCGGAATGGCTACGTACTCTGCCGCTCCCTGCTGACCTTAGATATGGACTATGCCACACCGGGTGTGTGGGATCAAATCGACGCCCTCTATGATTGGGCCTGCTGCATCTATAGCACTCATAAACATACGCCAGAAGTGCCGCGTTTGCGGCTGATTATTCCACTGGCCCGCGAGGTTAGCGAGGATGAATATCCGGCGCTTGGTCGGATGGTAGCCAGCGACATCGGTATCGATGCTTTCGACGACACCACCTATGAACCCTCGCGGCTAATGTATTGGCCATCCACTCCGGCTGACGGGGAGTTTTTCTTTCAGGAAAAAGACGGGGAGTTTCTTGACCCGGACCAGTATCTAACCCGTTATGCGGATTGGCGCGATTGCGCGATGTGGCCGACGTCCAAACGGCAGTCGGAAGTAATGCATAAGCAGATTGCAAAACAGGCCGACCCCCTTGCAAAAAACGGCGTGACCGGTGCTTTTTGCAGAGCTTACCCAATAGTAGATGCGATGGAAACCTTCCTTGCAGATATCTATGAACCATCCGTTATGCCAGGCAGGTTTGATTATAAGCCAGCTGACAGTAGCGCCGGCGTGGTTATCTACGATGATAAATTCGCTTACAGTCACCATGCCACTGACCCAATTTGCGGGAAGCTCTTAAACGCATTTGACTTGGTGCGGCTTCACAAATTTGGCGATCTTGAGGAGAAGGCTTCGTTCAAGGCCATGGCCGATTTCGCCGTCAAGGATGAGCGGGTTAAGGCACAGCTTTCCGAAGAACGCCGGGTGCAAGCAGAGATGGATTTTGCAGATGAGAAAAACTGGCAAAACCAACTGGAACTGGAGAAGTCGGGTGAGGTCAAGGATACGCTGACCAATATTTCCATCATCCTGCGCTGTGATCCGGCACTTAAGCCCATTGTATTCAACCAGTTCAAAAGCATGATTGATGTGGTCGGCGAGTTGCCGTGGCCGCAGGTGAAACCGGGCTGGAGCGATACGGATATTGCCTGCGCAAAATTGTACTTTGAACGCAATTACGGCATCTGGTCTCCAGCTAAGTTCAAGGACGCTTTGCTGGGCGTGGTGTCAGCGGAACGTCTGTATCACCCGATCAAAGAATATCTTGGTTCACTCCAGTGGGACGGCAAGGAGCGTCTCGACACCTTGCTTATCGACTATCTTGGTGCAGAGGACACGCCTTATGTCCGGGCGGTGACACGCAAAACCCTTGTAGCGGCGGTTGCTCGGATATACCGACCAGGAATAAAGTTCGATTCGATTCTAGTGCTAAACGGGGCGCAAGGGATCGGCAAGTCCACGTTTTTCTCCCGTCTCGGTGGGAAATGGTACTCGGATTCACTCGCAATTTCTGATATGAAAGATAAGACGGCACCGGAGAAGCTCCAGGGTTACTGGATCTTGGAACTTGGCGAACTGGCTGGCATCAAAAAACTGGACGTGGAAACTGTGAAGTCCTTTATCACTCGAGTGGACGACAAGTATCGCCAGTCCTATGGCGTCACGGTGGAAAGTCATCCCAGGTCCTGCATCATCGTTGGCACTACCAATAGCGACGGCGGATTCTTGCGTGACATTACCGGCAATCGGCGCTTTTGGCCTGTTCGCGTAACCGGGGCGGGAAAAAATCGGGCCTGGGACCTTGCGGAGGTGGACCAAATTTGGGCGGAGGCTATCGAGAGGTATCGCTTGGGTGAAGAACTGTTCCTGAAAGGCAGTCTGGCGGAAGAAGCAATCACCCAGCAGCGCGATGCGATTGAAAGTGACGACCGCGAAGGTCTGGTGACGGAGTACCTCGATGCGCTGCTGCCGGAGGAGTGGGACAAGCTGGATTTATATGCCAGACGGAACTTTCTTGGTGGTAGCGAGTTTGGTGGTGAAGTGCGCATCGGTACTGTGCGGCGCGAGCAGGTCTGCATTATGGAAATTTGGTGCGAGTGTTTTGGCAAAAACCGTGAAGCCATTAAGAAATCCGATTCCTATGAAATTGAGGGTATTCTGAATCGAATTGGCGGCTGGACGAAATTTATCGGCAACAAGACGGGAAAGAAAAATCTGGCGCTGTATGGCCCGCAACGCATTTTTGTCCGAGTTTATGACGTGCCGGAGTGATTCAGCACAACTTCGGCATGGCGAATCGGCAGAAGCCGAAACCGCCAGTTTAAAAGGAATGCGCTGTGCCTGTTCCGATTGTGCCTTTGTTTCTTATATGAATATGTGGGTATTAAAGAAAAGAAGGAACGGATGGGCACGTAATACGCCTATACGCGCGTAAAGAGTTTAAAACACTTGGGCACAACGATCGGCACAAAAGGAGAAAGTGATGAGAGAAAAAGTTATCGAACAAAAGCTGGTTCGGGCGGTAAAGAGGGCTGGTGGGTTGGCGGTAAAGTTTACTTCGCCTGGTTTTGATGGAATGCCGGATCGACTGGTGATATTGCCAAAAGGGTGGATTTCTTTTGTAGAAGTGAAAGCGCCAGGACTCAAGCCGCGGCGGTTGCAGGTAAAAAGACATGAAATGCTCAAGTGTTTGGGATGTAAGGTGTTTGTGTTGGACGATGAGGGGCAGATCCCTGCATTGATGATAAAGATGATGGGAGGAGGTGATGCCACATGAATTTTACATCGCATGCGTATCAACAATATTCGATTGATTATATTCTCGACCATCCGACGGCAGCGCTTTTTCTCGATTGCGGTCTTGGAAAAACAGTCATCGCTTTGACCGCTATTTTTGATCTGACCTTGGATAGCTTCCAAATTCGTAAAGTGCTTATTATAGCGCCGCTGAGAGTTGCCAGAGATACTTGGCCTTCAGAAATTGAAAAATGGGATCACCTGAAGGGTCTTGCTTATTCAATTGCTGTGGGGACAGAGAGCGAGCGGAAATTGGCGCTCAGAGATAAAGTCCAGGTCTATCTTATCAACCGGGAAAATTTGCCGTGGCTCATTCAGGACAGTGGATTGCCCTTCGACTTTGACATGGTTGTGGTCGATGAGCTGTCCTCGTTCAAATCGCATCAGGCCAAAAGGTTTAAAAGCCTGATGAAAGTCCGGCCCAAGGTGAAGCGCATTGTCGGGCTTACTGGCACTCCTTCAGCGAACGGCTTAATGGACTTATGGGCCGAGTTTCGTCTGCTTGATTTGGGGCAGCGGCTGGGGCGGTTTATTGGTAAGTACCGTGATGCTTACTTTGTACCGGACAAGCGAAACCAACAGATGGTGTTTTCCTATAAACCAAAACCCGGCGCGGAAGAAGCCATCTACCGCCAGATTTCAGATATCACGATCAGCATGAAGAACACCGACTATTTGAAGATGCCAGAACTGGTGATGAACGAAATATCAGTGCGGTTGTCAGAAGATGAATGGCGGCACTACCAAACCATGAAGGACGAGATGGTGCTTTCTCTTGATGGCAAGGATATTGATGCGGTAAATGCTGCCGCGCTGTCGGGCAAGCTGCTGCAGATGGCTAACGGTGCGATCTACGATGAGAGCGGCGTTGTCGCTCAGATCCATAACCGCAAGCTGGATGCACTGGAAGATATTATCGAGGCGGCTAACGGAAAGCCAGTTCTAATCGCCTACTGGTTCAAACACGATCTGAAACGGATACTCGATCGGTTTCCGGGTGAGCAACTAGATAGTGAGGATTCAATTCGTCGGTGGAATGCGGGGAAGATCCCGGTAGCGCTAATCCATCCGGCATCAGCGGGGCATGGTTTAAATCTGCAAGCGGGTGGATGTACCCTTGTGTGGTTCAGCCTAACGTGGAGTCTGGAGCTTTATCAGCAGACCAATGCCCGGCTCTGGCGGCAGGGCCAAAAAGAAACGGTTGTGGTGCATCATATTGTTGCTAAGGATACGATCGATGAAAATGTCGTGGTGGCACTGGCAAAAAAAGACACGGGGCAGGCGGCGCTGCTTCGGGCAGTAAATGTGAAATTGGGGAGGGTTAAAAATGAGCATAGATGATACTGGAGCCAGAAGGCTTATCGCCAGCATTTTAAAGAAAGCTTGCGAAGATTATGCAGGCGACCAAGGCTGCCCGGAGTGGTGTTCATTTAAAGATACGTGTAAGCTGAAGCAATTTGATGCCGAACACTGTGACGCCAAGCATTTCATCCATTCCGCTTGGTGCGCGACGCTTTGTGATGGTCTTAATATTGATCATGAAGAGTATGTGACGGTTTGTATTAAAAAGCATCGACTCAGTAAGAACACGTTCAAGTACGTCGAGCAGGAAATTCGCCAGTATAAAAACAACCTGAAGGAATTGAACCGAATCAAAAACGACATTATCTTGGAAGCGCCGGAAAAACAGGAAGGCCGGAGCAATGCCATTGGCAACAGTACAGCGAGTAAAGCTGTCAGGATCAGTATGGATCGAAAAATTGTTGAGTTGGAGAAAACCCAAAAAGCGATTGAAACAATCTACCAGCGTCTGTGTCACGATAAACAGGCGGTCATGGAAGAGTATTGGAAAAGCCGGTACACGACCTCCGGACTAGCGGACAAACTGGGTGTGGATGAGCGGACGGTCCGGCGCTGGAAGCAGTACATCGTGTATTCCGTAGCGGCGGAACTAAATTATTTGTAAAATGTCCGCCAATGTCCGTTTTGGCGTGTTTTTAGGGTGTATGATTATATCATGGAAGAATAATCAAGATGAGAAAGTCCTTGGAGCAGCAGGCTTTGAGGGCTTTTCTTTATGTAAGGGTGGCTAGTGTTCATGCCTACAAAACCTAAGCGGCCATGTAAGCATCCCGGTTGCCCGCGATTGACGAACGATCGTTACTGCGACCAGCATGCCAAACTGCACACCAGTGACAGGGCTGGTGCCGTTGAGCGCGGCTACGGCAGTCGTTGGCAAAAGGCGAGAAAGCAGTTCTTGGCAGGGCATCCTCTTTGCGCAGAGTGCCAGCGGGCAGGAAAACTGACGTCGGCAACGGTTGTGGATCATATCAAGCCACACCGGGGAGATGCGGTACTGTTCTGGGAGGAGAAGAACTGGCAACCGCTTTGCAAGAAATGCCACGACCGGAAAACCCGGACGAGGGATCAGCATCAGGAATATAACTACTAACAGTCAAGCGAGAAAGCGCCTGCGGACCGAGGGTAGGGGCGGGTCAAATTTCTATGGCCTTTACCCCCCCAGACCGCCGCCCCCCTTCGCGTGAAAAATCGCGGAATTAGGCAGGGGGGATACCCGAGGAGCGTTGGAACACCTGCAAATTTTGAAAGAAATAGCGAAAACGCCAGTGAAAATTAGCAACGGATGCATCGGCAGTTTCGCGGAATGGTTACGGTTAAGGCTGTAAAACACTTGCCCAAATGCAAGGTTTTGCGGCCTTTTTCCATGCAAAGATTTTGCGAAAAGGATGTGAAGCAATGACGAGTGTCCAGGAAAAACAGATACGGAATTTTCGCATGCAAGGAGTCGGCTACAAAGCCATTGCTTCCACTCTTGGACTTTCCCGCGATGTGGTTCGCAACTACTGCAAAAGCCATGGGCTTGACGGTTATGCGGAAGAAGTGGTTGTAAACCTGAAAGAACAGATGCAGCAAGGCGACTCGTGCGGATGCTGCGGTACAGTCATCCTGCAGTCGGCGATAGGCCGAAAGCGAAAATTCTGCTCGGAAAAATGCAGGCGGGAATGGTGGGCCGCCCATCCGGAGGAGTCGCGTAAAAAGGAAGCGGCTTTTTATGAAAAGACCTGCGTTTACTGCGGCCAGCATTTTACCGTATACGGCAACAAAAACAGAAGATATTGCAGACATGAATGTTATGTGCATGACAGATTTTGGCGGGAGGAGGAAGGCAGAGAGCCGTATGCAAGTCCCGCCCAGTATGAGGAGGAAAAGCATGAGTGAAATGAAATGGAAGTCATTGCCGGTGGAGGAGCTTCACCCGGCGGCATACAACCCGCGCAAAAAGCTGAAAGCCGGCGACAAGGAATACGAGAAGATCAAGAATTCTATTTTGGAATTTGGCTATGTGGAACCGATCATCGTGAACTACGACATGACGGTCATCGGCGGACATCAACGGCTGACAGTTCTGAAAGACCTGGGATATACCGAGGTGCAATGCGTAGTCGTTGAAATCAGGGACGAGAACAAGGTCAAGGCTCTCAATATCGCCCTCAATAAAATAACGGGAGCATGGAATGAACAGCTTCTTGCCGATCTGATCGTGGATTTGCAAACGGCCAATTTCAATACGGATTTTACGGGCTTTGAAGCGCCGGAAATAGAACAGCTTTTCTCAAAAGTCCACAACAAGGAAATCAAGGAAGACGATTTCGATGTGGATGCAGCCTTAAAGAAGCCGACCATTTCACAAAAAGGCGATATCTGGCTACTTGGCAGGCACCGGCTTATTTGCGGCGACGCTGTTTTACCAGAAACGTATACTGCCCTCATGAATGGCGGCAAGGCCAATCTGGTGGTGACCGACCCGCCGTATAACGTCAATGTAGAGGAAACCGCCGGGAAAATTAAAAACGACAATATGCCGGATGCCGACTTTTACAAGTTCTTGTTCGCGGCGTTCGTCAATATGGAGCAGAACATGGAAAGCGACGCTTCCATCTATGTTTTCCACGCAGACACCCAGGGGTTTAACTTCCGCAAAGCCTTTGCCGATGCCGGGTTTTATCTTTCCGGGTGCTGCATCTGGAAGAAAAACGCGCTGGTTCTTGGTCGCTCTCCGTACCAGTGGCAGCATGAGCCATGTCTGTTCGGCTGGAAGAAGGGCGGCAGGCACCAGTGGTATTCCGATCGCAAGCAAACCACCGTCTGGGAATATGACCGCCCGAGATCTTCAAAGGAGCATCCGACAATGAAGCCGGTGGCTTTAATGGCGTACCCGGTTCAGAATTCCAGCATGAGCAATTGCATTGTGCTCGATCCTTTTCTGGGAAGCGGCTCCACGCTGATTGCTTGCGAGCAGACGGGACGGATTTGCTACGGAATTGAACTGGATGAGAAATTTGCGGATGTCATCGTGAACCGCTTTGTTGAAGCCGTCGGTGATTCATCCAGCACCTTTTTGTTGCGTGACGGGATTCGAATTCCTTATGGTGAAGTCCGGAAAGTAAACGAAAATACTGAAGTGTTGGAGGTGTAATCCTTGGAACTAACACGAAAAACAGATTTTCTTTTATTTATTCAAGACAAGTTCGAGGAAATTCAAAAGCTGTTTGCCAGAAAAAATGAAGGCTATGGCGCGAGCGGCGATCTCTTCTGGAATTTCCGCCAGACTGCCGAGCGGCTATACCCGTCCATGTATGCTCAGGACCCTTACGCCGCCATGTTTCTGGTAGCTGAAACGCTGGTGGACAAGCACAATGTGGCATTGGCCAAAGGCATTACGGTCAGCGAATGCGACGAACGTCTGCTGGATCGAATTGTATATTCCCTGCTGCAGCTGAAAATGGTGTATGACCGCTCCGAGAGCCAGGAATCGTAAAGATATGCGGGTATATTTGCCAAAAAGCTTGCTATTATCTGTGTTTAGAGTGATATATGGTGTAACGAAAAACACAGGAGGTGCTTAGCATGAAAGCGCATTTTGGCAGGAAAATACCCAACCTTGAAGCCCTAAAAGCCGCCACCCGGCGGGCCAAACAAGAAAAACATTCCGGATCGGCCTACACGGTGCTCAGAGAGATTGAAATCAGTGACGAGGAATTCAAGAATTTTGCCGAGGACTTGCTGGAGGATCAGCCTTGGATTGGCGGAAAAGACGGCGGGATGAACCAAGCCGGGGAAATCCGGTGCATTCGGGTTAGAAACGCCCAGACGGGCGAGCGAATTTTGGTGAACACCGAAGGCTATGATTACCCAAGGTACACAGCCATCGAGGAATAAAAAAACAGAACAATTAGGAGCGGGCGGAAAGGCCCGTTTCTTTGTTGTCCTGATTTAAAAAGCTGATTTTATTTGCGCATTTTGCTTGCTAATTCCTGTGTTTAGAGTGATATATAGACTACCAAAACACAGGGAGGGAAAAACCATGAGAATTCAAAAAGGCGACCGATTTAAAGCCACCTACTCAAAGCAAAGTTATGTAATCGTTGGAAAATGGGGCGGCAACTTGGTGCTTGCTCCGACGGCGAAGGACAATGACGAATGCCTGATCTACTCGGCCGGCGAAATTGAAGAATTGGTGAACACGTTGAAGTGGGTTCGGGAAGCGGGGTGTGAACAATGACAAGAAAAGAACTGGTCCAGGCGCTAGAAGAAAAATGGGGAGTCAAAGCCAAATACCTTGGCGTGCCAAGTTGCGCCTTTGAAATCCAGTGCGATGCGGGAAACTTCCTAATCGACCGCAACGGCTTGATCAAAGATGTGGAGGGGCGCGAGTTTTCCGCCCAGGAGCTATTGAATCAGCCAAAAGCAGAGCCAACTGAAGAGCCAGAGTCAATCGAACCAAGTGAACTGCAGATTGGGGAATATGCGGTTGAATTGCCGCAGGAAGGCCATACGGCGGCGAGCCTGCGGAACTTGGTCAACATGCTCGTAAGCAAGCAGCACTTGCTTGTCAGCGCCTTTGGCCTGACGGAGCCACTGATTGACACAAATTTGGCCGAGGACTTGCATCAAAGGCCGATGGAAGACATGGATTCCTTTAAAACGGCTTGGACTGACGTAGGGGCACAGCGTTCCCTTGGCCTGGAAATGAATTTTGAAAAGCATACTCTGGCCATCAAGCTGTTAAAAGATAATCCGACACCGGACGAAATGGCGGCTTTTCTTGACCTGGCGGCTTGCGTGAATGAGAATGCTAAAAAACTTAAGTATTCTTCCTTCAAACCCGCCCAAGAGGACAATCCAAAATACGCCATGCGAACCTGGCTGCTTCGGTTGGGCATGAGCGGCGACGCTTTCAAAAAGACACGAAAAGTCTTGCTATCCCGCCTTTCCGGCAGCGCCGCCTTCCGCACTCCGGCAGAGGAGGAAAAGCATAAGGCACGCTTGTTGGCCAGAAAACAAAAACCGTGTGCGGAGGCTGGCGATGTTTGTTAAAAGAGAAATTGTCGAGCGGCTGCGCAAACAGTATCTCGTCAGCACAAGAGTTGAACTTGTGCGTATGAATGACGAACAGGCACCGCCCATTGGCACTCGCGGGACGGTAACCGGCGTGGACGACCTTGGCAGCATTATGGTTTCCTGGGACAATGGCGGAAGCCTGAGCGTGGTCTACGGCGAGGATTTGTGCAAAAAGATAGACTGAAATAGCATATTGAGATGCGGCCCTTGCGGGGGCTGTTTCTCGTACAATTAGACACGAGGCTTCTTCGGAGGTCTTTTTTTCATGCCATGAAAGCTGATGAGAGGAGGTGAGGGGCTTATGGCGCAGAGAGGAAGAAAACCAAAACCGACCGTTCTTAAGGAACTGGAAGGCAATCCGGGCAGGCGGCCGCTGAACAAAAACGAACCCAAGCCTAATAAAAAAGCTCCGCGCTGTCCTTCTTGGCTTGAAGATGAAGCAAAAAAAGAATGGAAACGCATGGGCAAGATTTTAGAGCAGATGGGTCTGCTGACGGAAATGGATATGGCAGCCTTCGCGGGATACTGCCAGGCGTATGCCCGCTGGAAGGAAGCCGAAGAATTTATCACTCAGCACGGTACGATGATCCGTACTCCCAACGGCTATCTGCAGCAGGTGCCGCAGGTGTCCATTGCCCAGACAAACCTAAAGATCATGCTGAAATTCTGCGAACAGTTCGGCCTGACGCCTTCGGCTCGGAGCAGAATTGCGGCGGGCGAAGGTTCTGTTGACCCTGCCGATGAGATGGAGCAATTGCTGGGAGGCGGTGAATGATGCCGTACCAATACACGCCTTCGCCTTTTATGCTTGCAACTTCTCATTATGACAAGGCGAAGGCTGACAGGGCGGTCGCTTTCATTGAAAATCTTTGCCACACCAAAGGAAAATGGGCGGGAAAAAAGTTTCTGCTATTACCCTGGCAGGAGCAGATCGTCCGGGATCTTTTTGGCATCGTCGGCGAGAACGGCAAACGGCAATTCCTTACAGCCTATATCGAAATACCGAAAAAACAGGGCAAGTCGGAACTCGCAGCCGCCATTGCCCTTTACCTTTTGTATGCCGACAACGAACCCAGCGCCGAAGTGTACGGAGCCGCTTGCGACAGATCGCAGGCTTCCATTGTGTTCGACGTGGCCAAGCAGATGGTCCAGATGTCGCCGGCTTTGTTAAAACGGTCGAAGATTACAGCCGCCACTAAGCGTATTGTGAACTACTCCAATGCCGGGTTTTATCAGGTGCTTTCAGCGGAAACCGGGACCAAGCATGGTCTTAACGTGTCCGGGCTTGTTTTTGACGAAATTCACGCTCAGCCGGATCGCAGGCTGTACGATGTTCTGACCAAAGGTTCCGGCGATGCTCGCGAACAGCCGCTGTTCTTCATCATAACCACAGCAGGAAATGACAAGAACAGCATCTGTTATGAATTGCACGCCAAAGCGCTGGACATCAAGGCAGGTCGCAGAAAAGACAACACTTTTTACCCTGTTGTATATGGACTGACTGAGCAGGACGATTGGAATGATGAAGACAACTGGTACAAGGCAAATCCGTCCCTTGGCCACACCATCACTATAGAGCGTGTCCGCGAAGCCTATAAAAACGCGCTAGAAAACCCTGCGGAAGAAAATGTGTTCAAACAGCTCCGCTTAAATATCTGGACCTCGGCGACCGTGTGCTGGATTCCGGAGCATATCTATGGCCGGGGCGATCTTCCCCTCGACATGGATTCGCTCCATGGCAGAGAGTGTTACGGCGGGCTTGACCTTTCAAGCACCTCTGATATTACCGCTTTCGTCCTGGTGTTCCCGCCACGCGCGGAGGACGAGAAGTATGTCGTGCTTCCGTTCTTCTGGTTGCCAAAGGATACTTTGGAGCTGCGGTGCCGCCGGGACCATGTGCTTTACGATGTGTGGGAACTGCAAGGCTATATTCAGACCACCGAAGGCAACGTCATTCACTACGGCTTCATTGAAAAATTTATAGAGGAGTTGGGCGAGAAATACCACATCAAGGAAATTGCCTATGACCGCTGGAACGCCACGCAGATGGTGCAGAACCTTGAGGATATGGGGTTTACGGTTGTTCCGTTCGGACAAGGCTACAAGGATATGTCTCCGCCATCCAAGGAACTCTATAAGCTGCTGATGGAAGGCAGCATCAATCACGGCGGAAATCCTGTCCTCAAATGGATGGCGCAGAATGTGGTCATGCGCCAGGACCCTGCCGGAAACCTCAAGCCGGACAAGGAAAAGTCTGTGGAAAAGATTGACGGGATTGTCGCCGCCATTATGGCGCTTGACCGCTCAATAAGAAATAAAGGCGATACCAGCGTATACGACGGGAGAGGAATTTTGTTTCTGTAATTGTTTATTCATTCTCAGGAGGTGAATCATGAAAATCCCCTTTTTATCGAGATTTTTTCAAACGAGAGCCAGCCCGCAAAACAGCTTCTGGGGTAGCGCCTACAGCTTTTTCTTCGGCACAAGCTCCAGCGGCAAGACAGTCAATGAGCGGACGGCGCTGCAGACCACGGCGGTTTACGCCTGCGTCAGAATCCTGGCGGAAACCATCGCTTCGCTACCGATGCACACGTATCGTTATACAGCCAACGGCAAAGAAAAAGCTATAGACCATCCAATATACTATCTGCTCCACAGCGAGCCAAACCCAGAGATGACCTCATTCGTGTTTCGCGAAACACTGATGGGGCATCTTTTGTTATGGGGCAACGCCTATGCCCAGATCATTAGGGATGGGCGGGGCAGAGTGGTCGGATTGTACCCGCTCTTGCCAAACAAAATGTTGGTCAACCGGAACGATCAGGGAATTTTGTACTACCAGTATGAAAAGGATGGACAGACATTTTTATTGCGCAATTACGAAGTCCTTCATATTCCAGGGCTAGGCTTTGACGGCCTGATTGGCTACTCGCCGATCGCTATGGCCAAAAACGCTATCGGCATGGCTATCGCCACGGAGGAATACGGTGCTAAGTTTTTTGCCAACGGAGCTAGTCCTGGAGGAGTGCTGGAGCATCCTGGCGTGGTCAAAGACCCGGCGCGCATCCGGGAAAGCTGGAATGCTGTATATCAGGGCAGCAGCAACGCCCATCGGGTGGCGGTGCTCGAAGAAGGCATGAAGTTTCAAAGCATCGGCATACCGCCGGAGCAGGCGCAGTTTTTGGAAACTCGCAAATTCCAAATCAACGAGATTGCCCGTATCTTTCGCATTCCGCCCCACATGATCGGCGATCTGGAGAAATCCAGCTTCTCCAACATTGAGCAGCAGTCCTTGGAATTTGTCATGTACACCCTGGACCCGTGGGTGGTGCGATGGGAAGAAGCCATGCAGCGAGCCTTGTTCAGCGAAAGTGAAAAGCGGCAGTACTTTGTAAAATTCAACGTGGACGGGCTTTTGCGCGGCGACTACCAGAGCCGGATGAACGGCTACGCCGTGGGCAGGCAAAACGGCTGGCTATCCAGCAACGACATTCGCGAACTGGAAAATCTCAACCGCATACCAGCAGAATTGGGCGGAGACTTGTATCTCATCAACGGCAACATGACCAAGCTGGCTGACGCGGGGGCATTTGCCCAAAAGAATGCAAAGGGAATGGAGGGAAGCAAATGAAAAAATTTTGGAACTGGGTAAAAAACGAGGACGGTCGCACCTTGTATTTTGACGGCTACATCGCCCAAGACAGCTGGTTTGACGATGACATCACCCCAAGAAAATTCAAGGCCGAGCTTACGACAGCAACCGGCGATATTGCAGTTTGGCTCAATTCTCCGGGCGGGGATGTATTTGCGGCCAGCCAGATCTACACCATGCTCAAGGAGTATGAGGGCAAGGTCACCGTCAAGATTGACGGCATCGCGGCCAGCGCCGCATCCGTGATCGCCATGGCCGGCGATGAAATCGTGATGTCGCCAGTAGCCATGATGATGATCCACAATCCAGCCACGGTTGTCTTCGGTGAAGCGGCTGATCTCGCAAGCGGCATTAAGCTACTGAACGAGGTTAAGGAAAGTATCATCAACGCCTATGAACAGCGTACTGGACTGCCACGCGGCAAAATTTCAAATATGATGGATGCGGAAACCTGGTTCAGCGCGCAAAAGGCGGTGGAACTGGGGTTTGCCGATAAAATCCTCTACGCGCCTGATGCACAGGACGCGGCAGAGGGTTTTATTTTTGACCGCCTAACCGTCACCAACGCTTTTTTACGAAAGCTTCCCAGGGAAAAAGAGAAGCCGCAGGCTGCATTGGCGGGGACGCCGCATAAAGAACTGCTGACTAGACTTGAACTCTTGAAATAAAAAACAGGGAGGAAATCACTATGAATAAAATACTGGAACTGCGCGAGAAGCGCGCCAAGCTTTGGGATAGCACCAAAGCTTTTTTAGATTCCCGGCGCAATGAAAACGGTCTGCTGTCTGCCGAAGATACGGCCACCTATGAAAAGATGGAAACCGATGTTGTGAGCTTGGGTAAGGAAATCGATCGCCTGGAACGCCAAGCGGTTCTGGATCTCGAACTGTCCAAGCCCACCTCAACCGCTATTACGAACAAACCCAGCCAGCACCAGGAAACGGAAAAAACCGGCCGGGCTTCGAGGGAATACAAAGCGGCCTTCTGGAAAGCAATGAAGAACAAAAACAGCTTTGATGTGCAAAACGCCCTGCAAGCTGGAACCGACTCTGAAGGCGGCTACCTGGTGCCGGATGAATTTGAGCGCACCCTGGTGGAAGCCCTGCAGGAAGAAAACATTTTCCGGCAACTGGCTACGATCATTACCACCTCCTCGGGGGATCGTAAAATTCCGGTAGTCGCCACCAAGGGAACCGCTTCCTGGGTGGACGAAGAAGGTGCGATCCCCGAGTCGGACGATACCTTTGGTCAGGTTTCCATTGGAGCCTACAAGCTGGCTACGATGATCAAGGTATCAGAGGAACTCTTAAACGACAGTGTGTTTAATCTGGAACAATACATTGCCAAGGAGTTTGGCCGGCGCATTGGGGCGAAAGAGGAGGAAGCCTTCTTTGTCGGCGACGGAACCGGAAAACCTACCGGTATTTTCAATGCTACCGGCGGTGCCGGAGTGGGAATCACGACTGCCAGCGCGACCGCCATCACTATCGATGAAATCATGGACCTGTTTTATTCCCTAAAATCGCCGTACCGCAAGAATGCCGTATTCGTCACCAATGACGCGACCGTAAAGTCCATCCGCAAGCTGAAAGACGGGAACGGCCAGTATCTCTGGCAACCTTCGGTGACCGCAGGTCAGCCTGATACCATCTTAAACCGCCCGCTGAAGACCTCAGCTTATGTTCCGGCTATCGCGGCGGCTGCAAAAACTATCGCCTTTGGCGATTTCAGCTACTACTGGGTGGCGGACCGCCAGGGCAGAGCCTTCCAGCGGCTCAACGAACTCTATGCGGCAACAGGGCAGGTTGGCTTCAAGGCTACTCAGCGTGTCGACGGCAAGTTGATTCTTGCCGAAGCCGTCAAAGTGCTGCAAATGAAAGTGTAGGTGAGAAACGATGAGTAACGTCAAAAACTATACGGAGCAAGGCGGGGAGAGAACCGTAATTGGCGGCACCTTGGAGATTGTAGCAGGCGGGCAGGTGGTGGGCCTTTTTATACCAGCCGCGTTTCAGGCTGACAGTACGGCGACTACCATAGCGGGGCTGGTGACGGACTTCAATTTGCTTCTTGCCAAGCTAAAAGCCGCGGGCCTCATGGAACCAACCAATGGCTGAGCCGCTGACACTGACGGAAATAAAGGAATACCTGCGCATTGACGGTGAGGAGGAAAATTCCCTTCTCACCGCCTTGCTTTCCGCGGCGATATCCCACTCGGAAAACTATCTGCAAGCACCACTGCCGAGTGAAACGCCAACTCCCGTTAAACAAGCCTTGCTGATTCTAATAGGACATTTTTATGAACAGCGCGCGGGCGAGGATATTCCCAATGTGGTGTATGTTCTTCTTTCCCCATATCGTGCGCATCTCTGGTAGGTGATGATATGAATCCAGGAGAACTGAACTGCCGCTGCATATTGCTGAAGGAAACCCAGGTGCCGGACGATCAGGGCGGCTATGAAACGATTTATATGACGCGAGCCACCGTTTGGGCCAAGCTTATGGCGTTGACCGCCAAAACGGTAGACCAATATGAGCAACTAACACCTGAGATTTTACACCGCATCATTATTCGCTATCGCCGCGATGTGGCGGTGTCGGACCGGATTCAATACGGCGACCGTATCTTTGAGCAGATCGGGCCGCCTATTGATATGGAAGAAAAGCATGCGTTTTTAAGACTGGAATGCCAGGAGGTGGTGGCCGATGCGGCCGGCAATTAGGGTAACCGGAATTGATCAATGTGTTTCCTTCGGGGATCTCATTTCTACCAATGTCAGCCAGGCCATTGAAAAGGAAACCGAGCTGGGGGCTAAGGAAGTTCGAAAGCGCGAGCGCTCGCTGGCTCCGGTCAAAAGCGGCCTGCTTCGAAAAAGCATCGTGAACCGCAAGGGCAAGTACGGCATCTCCCGCATGGTCAGAGCCAAATCCCCACACGCGCCGCTGCAGGAATATGGCACCAAACGGGGTGTGAAGGGCAAGCACTTTGCCGAGCGGGCGCGCCGTGAGCTGATGCCGGGCATCCAAGAAAAGATCCGGACAGCGGTGCGAAATGAGGTGAGACGGTGAAGCGATCCCCTGTGTCACCGCTCAACAAGGCACTCTTTGAGCGGCTAAAAGGCCAGATGGCCGCTCCGGTTTATGACTATGTGCCGGCAGGGAAAAAAGCACCCTATGTGGTGCTGACTGACACGACGGCAGAGAGCTGGAGTACAAAAACGGTGTGCGGAGCGGACGTCATGGCTACCCTTAAGGTCTACAGCGAGTACCAGGGGGACAAGGAAGTGGCGGAGCTTTGCGATCGGGCTATTTCGGCGATACAAAACGAGCCGCTGGTTTTAACTGATGCGTGGCAGGTTGTTCTTTCAAGCGTGGACAGCCATTCGGTGGAACGACTAGAAACGCACCGTGAAGCGGCGGTAACCTTCAAGTTTACGATTATTGATACTAAGGAGTGATGAAAGATGCCTTTGATTCCAAGCGATGGCGTGGATTTTCTGCTGAAAGTAAATACCGGTACAGCCGAAATCCCAATCTGGACAGTAATTGGCGGCCAGCGGGGCGCGACCTTGAGCCTGACGGCGGAGCAAATTGATGCATCGAATAAGCAGTCGGGAGCCTGGAAAACCAGCGTACCGGGCATGATGTCCTGGAGTATTGATGCCGATGCGGTGATGCTGACCGACGCATCCGGCTTAAGCATTGATGCGGGCCGTGCCAAGCTACTCACTGTGTTTGCCAACCGCGAGTTGGTGCATGTGCGGTATGTCCGCAAGGACGGATCGAAATTTCAAGGCTATGCGGCCATTACCGATTTGAGCGAAGAGTCTCCGCATGACGGCGTGGCGACATATAAAATCACTTTGGCCGGAGCGGGTGCGCCGGAAGAAGTAAATGGAACCAAACAGGTAGAAACGGCTGAGGTTGTCGGCACCATTACGACTGCCGGCAATGCCACCTTCACAGTGACTGCCGCAGGGATGACTGGTTCTCCGAAAGCCCTCAGCGTAGCCGTGGCGCTCAATGATTCGGCGACCGTAGTAGCGCAAAAAGCCAAAGAAGCTTTGGCTGCAGACAGCGCGATTACCGCCAAATTCAGCGTGGGCGGCTACGGAACAAAAGTGGAGCTTACTGCTTTATCAGCGGCGGCCAATGACAGCACTCTCAACATTGCCATTGCCAACGGGACCTGCGCTGGTTTGACGGCGTCTCCGGTTTCGGCTAATACAACTCCGGGCGTTGCACCCGCGGCATAACGGATGGGGTGTGCAGTTTTGATTGTGCACCCTGTTTTCTTGAAAATGGAGGAATGAACGATGACAGGACCTGTGTTTATTACGATTGGCGGCAAGGAGCGCCGCCTTCGCTACGATATTAACGCCGCCGCCGAGATGGAAGAGCTGATGGGAGGAAAATCCCTGCTCTATGTGATGAGCAATCCCATGGCGGCGGGGTTTTCGGCGATCCGCATTCTGCTGTGGGGAGGTCTCAAGCATGCGGAAAAAGGGATCACTTTGCAGCGCGTGGGCCTGATGATGCAAGAATACATGGAAGTCGGCGGCAGCTTCGGGGAACTGGCCGGCAAGATCGGGGAAGCCATCAAGGCATCGAAGATTATGGGCGAGAGCCTAACCGGTGAAGAAGACGCGCAAGAGGAGACAGACGAGGGAAACGAGTAACCACCGTAGCCCAGTGGATCGAAAAGGCCGCGCCGGTGGCTTACGGCCCTTTGGGATTAAAACCATGGGAATTTGGACGGCTAACCTTCGGCGAGTTTTACGAGCTGGCGGAAGGCTATCACTGGCGAACCAGGCAGGAACAGATAATGACAGCGGGTTTTGTGGCTTCCATTATCAACACCTGCACGTCGCGCGACCTGAAAAAAACGGTTACGGTGGATATGCTACTTGGCCGGGAGCCGAAAGAAAAACCAAAAGTAACGCAAGATGAAGCCAAGATGGCAATAAAAGACTTGCTGTCGAAAGTGGGGTGAGACTATGGCCGGGAACGCTTCGATGACGATTTTTATCGGCGGGGACAACAGCGATTTTTTGAAAAAATGGGAGAGCACCAAGCGCGCACTCCGCAAAGGGCTAGGCTCGGAAGCGATGGCAGCGTCGGAGAGCATTGCCACCGGCCTAGCCGCCGCAACGGCAGCTCTCGCCGCTTTCGGGATTGCCAGCATCAAACTGGCAGGCGACATGGATGCTAGTCGAAAAGCACTCACCACGTTGCTTGGCGATGCACAGGCAGCGGAAAAAATGCTCTCCGAGCTGGCCACGTTTGCGGCGGATACTCCTTTTGAACTGCCGGGGCTTTTAACTGCATCGAAAAAACTATTGGCCTTCGGCTTTGCGTCGCAAGACATCATTCCGATGCTGGCAGCTATTGGGGACGCGGCGGCGATGTTGGGAATTGGGCAGGAGGGCATCAGCCGTTTAACCAATGCCATCGGCCAGATGCAAGCCAAAGGGAAAGTGTCCGCCGAAGAGATGATGCAACTGGCTGAAGCCGGAGTGCCGGCATGGAAGTTCCTAGCGGACGCCATTGGAAAAGATATTCCCACAGCCATGAAAATGGCAGAGCAAGGGGCGATTGACAGCACTACCGGCATCAACGCGCTTTTAATGGGCATGCAGTCCAAATTCCAGGGCGGAATGGAAGCCATGAGCAAGACCATCCCCGGACTCATGTCGACCATCAAGGATAATGTGAGCATGGTCATGGTGGAAATCGGCGACAGCATTGCGAAAAACCTAAACCTAGTGGAAAAGCTGCAGGGCGTTGCGGACTGGCTGTCGCAATTTGCCGCGGCGGTAAAGGCGCTCGGGTTGAAAGAAGCGTTGCAAGGCATGATCCCGCCGGAAGTCATCGCTTCGGTGTTTGTTCTTTCAGGGGCTTTACTTGGTGCGGCGGTGCCGGCAATGGTAGCTTTTGGTATAGCGGCCTGGACGGCACTGGCTCCTTTACTACCCTTTATTGCAGCCGGAGCAGCGGTAGGTCTACTGGCTTACGAAATCTGGACCAACTGGGAGCCGCTGTCCGAGCTTTTCAGCACTTTGTGGAGTACGGTCACGGACATCTTTACTGATGCCTGGAACGCGATTAGCAATGTCGTAGACAATGCTGTGACCGTAGTTACTACAGCTATTTCTGATGCATGGAATGCCATCGTAGGTTTTACGGTTGGCATCTGGAACAGCATTGTAGCGACCATATCCGAAGCATGGAACTGGATCACCAACCTTGTTGAAAATGCGCTGAGTGCGGTGGCCCAGTTCATTGGCGATGGCTGGAACGCGGCGGGCGAAGCCACCTCCAGTGTGTGGAACGGCATCGTAGATTTCATTGATGGCGCTTGGGCCAGCATTAAAGAAGTAGTTGCGCAGGGCATCAACTGGATTGTAGACAAACTCAGCCCGCTGAAAAGCTTCTTTGCGCAGTTCATTCCCGATTCGGTGGGGAACTGGTTTAACAAGGTCACTGAGGGAATCAACAAAATTGGCGCGTCGGCGAGCAAATTTACCTTTGGCTTTAGCCGCAAGGATATCTCCGCCTTGCTTCCCCAAATGACGAAGCCCAACACCAAATTCACGGGACTTACGAATGCCGCACCAAGCACCAGTTCGCCAGCGAGCGGCAGCGGAACAGACAAAGCGGCAAAAGATTTTGAGAAACTGCAGAAAAAAGCGGAGCAGGCAAGCAAGGCGATTGAAAAAGAATGGCTGCAGCTTACCGCCACACAAATGGACGCCCTTGAGGCCTGGTACGCCGATGAACTGGAAACCTTAAACGAATCCAAAGAAGCCAATGAAAATCATGAGCGGGATATCTTGCGGCTCAATGAAATCTACGCTGCGAAAAAGAAAAAGATTTTGCTGGATGAGCAAAAGGAAAACAACCGGATTGCCGATCAGGCGGCTGATTTGGCCCGGAGTCTTTCTGATAAGCTAGGTGGGATTGGCCTGGCTGGCGTTGACAAGCAGAAGTTTGACATCAAAACCGACGCGGTGCGGCAAATCGATGAAGTGCGGAAAAAATACAGAGATCTTGCCCTGGAGTATTCCACCGGCACAGCTGCTCAGCAGGAGCAGTTCCGCAAAGCGTGGGAAGCCAATGGAATCCAGTTCGCGATTACAGAAACCGGCATGGTGGATTTTAGCCGCCAGGCGGCTGCCGAACAGGTCGCCATTGAAGCGGAGAAAAACCAAAAAATTAAAGACTTGCACTATGAGCGCGTTAAATTTCAGGAGGAGCTGGACCGGGCGCGGGAAGATGGCGACTTGGCGCGTTTTCAGGAACTGCTCAATAAAGAAGAAGCCATGCAGGAACGGGATCTGTCCGGGCGGCAGCAAATGATCGATTCCTATTATAAAATCTGGCAGGAAGCGCACCGGACCTCCATGTCGTATATGGCAGAGTTTACGGACGGCCTTTATAGCGGCTTTTCCACCTTCTTCTCGGATGTCTTAAATGGCACCAAGTCCATTGGCGATGCCTTTCAAGATCTGGCCAAAAGCGTGCTGAAGATGATTAACGACATGATTGCCAAGTGGCTTGCCGCCAGGCTTATGATGGGGCTGTTCGGCAGCAACTTTTTTAGTAATAACAATATTCCTGGGTTTGCTTCCGGTGGCGATTATTCCGGTGGATATGCGCTCGTGGGTGAAAAAGGACCGGAACTGATCAACTTCAATCGCGGTGGTTACGTCTACAATGCGCAGGACACTAAGCGGCTCATGGAAAGCGGAGACACTTATCATCAGATCAGCGTGCCGGTGAGTGTTGCCGGTGAAACCAATCCACGGCTGGCCGGGCGGCTCAGATCCGAAATTACCGAACTGGTGCAGCGAATTATCTATGAGGAGGCGAGGGCATGATCATCGGCGGCATCACCTTGCCGGAACAGTACACTCCGCTTGAGTGCACAAAACCGAGAGCGACGAGAGCGACCGCCGTGGTCAGCACCTACGGCGGCGTTGCTGTTTTTGACTGGGGCAGCATTCTTGCCGGCAAGGAAATTAAGCTGACCTGGAAGTCCATGACGGTTGCTTTGTTTGAAACCCTGGATGCTCTGTACCAGGCGGGGAATGTAGTGGTATGGGAAAGCGGCATCGGCGGTAAGGTCTATCACGTAAAAATCGCAGCTTTTGACGGGTCGCTTTTATTTGATAAAAATAACGAATACATGCTGAATGTCGCTATGACTCTGATTATCTTAGACGAGGTGGTGACGTAATGGCCAATGTGTTAAGCGCCGCGTTTTTGGCCGCTCAAGATAACGCGAGCCGCTATCCCATCGTGGAAATCAAAGCGGGGCAGTTCGCCGACGATCTGCCGTTGGCCGGCCAACGCCTGAACGCGGAAACCCTGGACCAGACAGGTGCCACGAGCGTTCTTCATTCCAGCGGACGGTTGATCGCTGTCTATACGCAGGATGAATTTGATACCATCAATTATTCGGCAAGGTCGGTCAAGCTGGTCTACACCGATTCCCAGCGGGTAGAGTTTCACTATGCGGATTTGTTTTCAACAACCGGAAACGGGAAGTTCTACGATTTGTCGCTGACGGAGATGGCGGACGGCAAACTGGCTCTGGTCTATGTCTTGCTGGATAGCAGTGGAAAGTACAATCTGAAGGTCGCGGCCTTTTCTTATGATGGTTCCGGCGTTTCTCAGTACACCATCAAGGCGGCGCAGACTCTCTCCATCTATTCGCCGTCCATCTGCCGGACCGGCAGCGGGTATCTGGTGACCTACATTCAGGATATCGCCATATCGGTGACGCGAAGCGGGACCTACACCGGAACCGATGACAGCACAATTTATATGGAGGTTACGGCGGACGGCACGCAAACAACGGCGAAATTTAAATGGAAAAAAGGCGAGGGTGCCTGGTCAAGCGAGATTACCATGACCGGGTCGGCTCAAGCCATTACCGAGGGGACAAGCGTCACCTTCGCCGCCGGCACCTATTGGACAGGACAGAAATTCTGGTACACGGTGACAGCGGCCAGATTTGCCACAGGCACAATCACTGTCGAAGGGATGCCGCTGGACGGCGACATGGTGGTGATTGGCGACAAGACTTATACCTGGCGCACGACATTATCCACGCCGGCTGTTGCCAATGAGGTCAAGATCGACACGCTGGGACGCGAGATCTGCGCTGAGAATTTGCGTTGCGCGATTACGGCGGGGACTTACGAAGGAACCGGGTCAGGGGTGCGCTACGGCACCGGGACCGTTGCCAGCACCAAGGCGAGTGCGGCCAGAAATGACAGAACGCTCACGTTGACCGCACTGACAGCGGGAACGGCAGGAAACATCCTGACCTTGACTGTGGACGGAACGCGCCTGAAGAAAACCGCTTTCAGCGGCGGCGCGGCTTCTGTGTTAGGGACGCTATACTGGACGCCGGGCAGCAAGCTGTATAAGACAACGGCTTCTGTTCCGGGCGGCAGCTGGAGCACGGCTGCGGAGCCTGCGATATCCGGCGTGCTGTCGAGCCGGAAGAAACTCGATA